TACGACTATTGCAATAAGAACTTCAACTTGCACGAAGTAAACAAACGCCGTTTTGCTATTTACAATAAACTAATTAGCAATGCCGGTAATTAAATGTTCAAACGGGAAATACAGAATTGGGTCAGGCGGTTGTGTTTATGACACAGAAGAAAAGGCAAACAAAGTTTGGGCGGCAATATTAGCTTCAGGCGCTTACGCGGCGGATTCATATACCGATTACCCGGAAGCGGCAACAAACAACGCAAAAAGGGCGTTAAAATACGCAGAAACAAACGGTTGGGGTGAATGCGGAACGCCTGTTGGCAAAGCAAGGGCAAACCAATTGGCAAACAAAGAACCAATTTCACGTGACACGATTGCACGAATGGCGTCTTTTCAGCGTCACCAACAAAATAAGGACGTACCATACGAAGAAGGTTGCGGCGGTTTAATGTGGGACGCGTGGGGTGGAACTGAAGGTATTGAATGGGCGCAAAGAAAACTAAAACAAATTGACAACCAATAATGGAATACTTTATTCAGTTTTATAACTTTAGGATTTCAATTCATTTATTGCCGCGCAATATATTGTTAGGCATAAACATTGGTGAAGCAATTGACGAAAATACAGAATTCCATAATTCAGTTGCAATTGGCTTAATATTTGTCGCATTTAGTTTTACCCTATTTGATGAAAAATTATACTAAAATTTATTTGGATTATTTTGGGTACGGAATTGAAGATTTTATTCCGTGTGAAGTATGCGGGAACAAAGCGGTTGACATTCACCATATTGAAGCAAGGGGAATGGGCGGAACAAAAGAAAAGGACAAAATTGAAAATTTAATGGCGCTTTGTCGTTATTGTCACGTCGTTATGGGGGACACAAAGACACATTTGGAATATTTAAAAGATAAGCATAAAAAGGCAATAAATGGCAAAGATTAAAGGGGACAGTCAAAAGACTAATTTCGGTAAAAGAAAGTGCGGACACGCGAAAAAAAGCTTTAACAAACACAATCCACGACCAAAGGCGTACAAAGGTCAGGGAAGGTAAAACAAAGGTATTACAATGGCAAAGATAGTGAAACAAAAACACGGTGGGGTTTTAAAAGTTCTTCAGAAAGGCGAAACGGCAAACCCGAACGGGCGACCGCGTAAGTATGTCAGCTTATTAAAAGAACAGGGTTATAAATTAGCCGAAATAAACGATTCAATTCAGGTTCTTATGTCAATGACTGACAATGAATTAATAAGCGTTGCGGGTAACCCTGAAGCGACTGTATTAGAAAAGACAGTTGCAAAGGCAATCATTAAGTCAATGAATAATGGCAGTCTTTATTCAATGGACACGCTTTTGTCACGTGTATATGGCAAACCAAAAGAACAGGTTGACGTACAACAGGATTCACGAATTGAAGTTGTATTTGTTGACGGCAAAACAATTCTATAAATGCGCATTGAATTACCAACGCCACACCTAAACCAAAAAAAGATATTGGACGCTGAAAAGCGTTTTATCGTTATTATGTGCGGTCGTCGTTTTGGTAAGTCTGAATTGTCGCAAATACTTATAATCAAAGAAGCATTAAAAGGCGGGAATGTTGCATACATAACACCGACATACGGATTGGCGCAAGTATTCTTTGAACGCCTTACAAAAGTATTACCATTTAAAAGCAATATTTCAAAGCTGAAAATCTATTGTCCAAACGAAGGGTCAATTGAATTTTTTACAGGTGAACGATTAGACAACTTGCGCGGTCGTAAATTCCATTTGGTTATTATTGACGAAGCTGCATTTATTGCTGACCTTGAAGACGGTTGGAATAATAGCATACGCCCGACGCTGACCGACTATGAAGGGAAGGCGGTTTTCCTTTCAACACCACGCGGCAAAAACTTCTTTTATTCCCTGTTTATGAAACAGGGCGAAAACGATTGGCAAAGCTTTAAATTTAGCACGTACGACAACCCACATATTAACCCGCGCGAAATAGACGAAGCACGAATTCAATTACCTGAAGTTGTATTTGAACAGGAATATATGGCGAACCCGTCCGAGAATAGCGCAAACCCTTTTGGCAACGCATTCATTAAACGCTGCGTCAAACCTATTTCAGCGCAACCAATTGTTTGTTATGGCATTGACCTTGCGAAGTCTGTGGATTACACAGTTATTATCGGATTGGATAAGGACGGCAACGTGGCGTATTTTGACCGCTTTCAAATGGATTGGCATAATACCAAAGAAACAATTAAAAGGTTGCCACCTGCGCCAATTGTGGTGGATTCAACAGGGGTTGGCGACCCGATATTGGAAGACTTGCTTCGTGAAGGTGTAAACATTGAAGGTTTAAAGTTTACAAGTCAATCAAAGCAACAATTAATGGAAGGTTTGGCTTCAGCCATTCAACAGGGACGAATCGGATTCCCTGAAGGGGTTATTGTGGACGAATTGGACGTTTTTGAATATCAGTTTACTGCACACGGCGTAAGATATTCAGCGCCTTCAGGATTCCACGACGATACAGTTATGGCTTTGGCTTTAGCGTGGCAAAACCACAATATCAAACGAGGTTCAGGGCGTTACGCCTTCGCTTAACCGTTTATCCTTATTATTTACCGTTCATCACAATTTTAAAAAATACTTTGCAAAATGTTTGGAAGGTGTATAAAACCTGTGTTATATTTGTGGAAACAATAAAACAAACGACAATGACAACTTTAATTAATCAAACAGGTTCAAAAGCAGTAAACATTAAAAAAAATATGACTTCATTTATTGCAATGTATGTTGAAATTTATGCAGGTCAACAACAAGTATTACAATCAAAAGATTTTAGTACATTTAAGAAAGCGTTTAAATGGGCAGAAACTAAATTAAATTAATTACTATCCCCCGCAGGGGTGCGACTGTCCAACGCACATTTAAAACTTATAACAATGCAAAACAGACTAAAAACACAACAGGACAAATTAAACGAGCATTACGCAAAAATGCAAAAAGAATACCAAAAAGAATCTTTAGGTACAGTTTGGTTCTTTATAATTATGGGCGTTGCTTTATTATTAACGGCTTTAATTGAAAACTTATAATATGCCATATTCAACTTGTTGCGGTGCGCACACCAATTACCCTGAAATTGATATTTGCCCGGAATGTTTAGACCATTGCGATTGGGAAGAAGAAGACGAAGACGAAGACGAAGAAGACGCTGACAATCAAATTGAACAGTATAAAATAAACAATTTATAAACTTACGCCGCCTGAAGAATTTTTAATATTAAAAAATAACAAAGATAGTAATTTGGTGAACTTTGGGCGGCTTTTTAAAACTAACTGTATGTCAAAAAATCAATATTTAATGGGTCAGGAATATTTGCTTCGCCTTGAAAACGAATGCTTAATTGAAAAGATTGCAAAGATTGAAAAGGAATTGGGATTAAAAGAAAAGGAAATTAAAGATTTAAGGATTCAATTAAAAATGATTAATTTAGCAATGGCAGACGTTTCTTAAAACTTATACAATGATTAAAAACTTTGAAGACATAACCTGCGAATTGACGCCTGACGAAAAGCGTTTAGTTCCTGTAATTATCAGGGGTTTAAACCTGAAAATCAAAGCCAACCCAATTAAAGGTGCGGAAATAGTCGCAGCCATTAATGGGCAAAAAGAAAGGTACGGGATTAAACAATTTTCTGAACCGCGTTTGCGTAAAATCGTTAACTTTATAAGGTCAGAAGGAATATTACCTGTTATTGGCACGTCAAATGGTTATTATGTATCATACGACGCGGACGAATTAAACGGGCAAATTGAAAGCTTAACGCAACGCGCTGACGCAATTATGTCAAGTGCTAACGGATTAAAAAAATGGATTACTACATAGAAAACGGATTTAAGGTATTCACAGAAGAATATCATTTAAAAAGGGGGTATTGCTGCAAAAATGGTTGTCGGCATTGTCCTTATCAGAAAAAAGACTTAACTTTGAATTATGAAATGGAACGAACTGACCCTTTGGCAATACCAACAATTGATGCCAATAATAACAAACCCGAATAAGGATTGGACAGAATTGGACAAGGAAGTTAAATTATTGTGCATTGTCACAGGTTTAACCGAATATCAAATTGACAGTTTAGGCATTGAAGACTTAAAAGAACTGCGCAAAGATTTGGCGTTTTTAGACGAACCAATTGAAGGGAAGCCGGTTGACTATATTACAACCAATGGCAAAAGATACCGAATAAACTACGACATTAAAAATATGCCGTCAGCGCGTTATATTGAAAGCAAGGTATTTAGTACAGACACGTTGGGTAATTTGCACAAAATAGCTGCGTCAATGGTTATCCCGCAGAAAAAAAATTGGTACGGCAAATGGATTGACGACAAGTACGACGCAAGTAAACACGAAGAATACGCTGCGGATATGCAGGAAGCGAATTTTATACACGTTTATCATTCGTTGGTTTTTTTTTATCAAGTTTACAGAAATTGGATAGAAGTTACGCGGGATTATATGAAAACGGAAATGACGACGGCGGGAATGACGACGGAACAAGCGGATTCGGTGTTGCTGCTTTTATGCGAATCTACGGGTGGCATTATACCGCCAAACTTGTTGCCGAACACGAAAATATTAGAACTTCAGAAGCTTTTGAAATGAAAACCATTGAATTTTTGAATACAATGGCGTACCTGAAGTCAAAAAATGCTTACGACCGGGAACAGGCGAAGCGGATTAAATAAGGCAGTTGTGTTTTTTATTGAAATAAGCGAAAATTACCCTGTGTTTTTACACGGGGTTTTTTGTGCGGTATTTAGAACCAATTTACCTATTTAATGGTATGAGTGAAGCCAAAGCACAGGCGAAAGCATTAAGGGAAGGTTTTTTAAAAACAATCGGTGAACAATACAACGTTATTGACCCGACTGAATTCCCTATTGCCGAACAGATGCTTATTTTTTACGGTAAACAATTTAACGACGAAGTACAAAAGAACTTGACCAAAAGCGGTTCAATTGCTTCAGGCAAAATTGGCGATTTGGTTGTACCAAAGGTCACAAAGTTTGGCAATGATTACGAAATGTGGTTGGGTTACGACAAGGATAACCCGGCTGCGGTTTATTATGATTTTGTAAATAAGGGGGTTCGTGGTGCGGGTGGCAAAAATGCAAAGCCTAAAAAAGTTGCTTCAGATTCACCATACAAATACAAAACCGCGTACCCAAATAAAAAAATGGCAACGTCAATTTTGCAATGGTACAGATTAGGGAAGGCAAAGACGACAAACGAAACACAGACAAAGAAGTTAAGCAAAACACAAAGGAAAAACAGAAAGCTTAAACAGACGGTAAACAAAGCGACTTCATTAAAAACATTGGCATACGCAACCGCTTCAGCAATCAAAAGAGACGGTTTACGTACAACTTCGTATTTTGATAACGCAATAAAAACAGTATTTAATAAGGAATTTTTTACAACAATGGCAGAAGCTTTTGGCGGTGATGTTCTTTTACAAATTAGACAAATTGGAAATAAAATAGAATCAAACAATGGCAATAACAATAAATAGTCAACCGGCGACTTTTCCGAGTATGCACGAAGACCTTTGGTTTGTGGCTTCTTCAACAAATGTTGGGGTTACAAACTTTAAATTTGTGTATGATATTTACATAAATGGCGCACAGGTAAGCCGCAATAAAGTATTCCCTTCACCTTCAGCCGACGGAAGTTATGGCGTATTTAATGCGTCGCCAATTGTACGTGCATACGTGACTAATTACTTTGAACCTTCAGGTACGACGGTTTTAATGGCTTCAAATGACAAAATAAAGGTGGATTATCAGGTTCGTATCGGTGAAGAAGTAAGTGGTGCGGTTATTCCTAATTTGGCTTCAGGCGGTTATTCAGCATACAATTATTACGCGCCATTGTTCGGTGACATATTTACAGAAAACGGCGACATTCCTTTGGTATTGTCCAATTACTATGATAATTTATTAATTGAGAATTACACGGACGATTGGTTAAGCGACCGCGACAATTCAGATATTACAATTGAATATGGCGACCAATTTTTTATTACATTTTTAAAAATTACCGGCGGCGCATATAAACTTTGGGTACAACCTACAAACGAAGACGGAACTTTTGGAACGGCGGTTAGTGGTGACCTTACAATGGCGGGTCAATTTAACCTGTTTAATTTTCAGGCTGCGGCAATTAATGCGTTTATTGGTTCTGAAGTTATAACTGAAAATACTTATGGGTACAACGTTTATATTACGTTAGGCGCTGCGGTGACAAGGGTATTGAAATTCAGACAGGTTTGCAACCCTAAATACAGACAATACAACCTTCATTTTCTTAACAGGTTGGGCGGGTATGATACAATGGCGTTCAGATTGGTAAACAAACGACGAAGCGAATTCAACCGTTCTTCATATAGACGCAATCCTTATAAATTGGTAGGCGGTCAAATGACAAATATTGATGCGTACAACAAATACAATGAAACAACGTACAATTTCGCGATTGAACATACCGATTACTATATGTTGACAAGCGATTGGGTGAACGATATGGATTACGCGTGGTTGGCTCAATTAATAGCGTCACCGATTGTTTATATGGAAGTGCAAGGTGCGTTTTTCCCGGTAACGATTAGAAACACGAATTACCAATACAAATACAAAGTTTCTGACGGCTTATTTAATTTTGATTTAGAAGTTGAAGTTGGTAAATATTTAAACAGTCAATACAGATAATGATTAGAACCGAAATTTATATTGAAGACCAATTAATTGATTTGTTGAAGGATATTGGAACAGATTTCACGTACACAATTGACGACGTGCGCGACTTTGGAAGCCGTAATACTTCGTTCAGTCGTACAATATCAATCCCGGCAACTGCAACCAATAATAAAATATTGGGGTTTGCTTTTGATATGGGTATGGCGCACGAACACAATATGGATTTACCAAACGTTTCAACCAACTTTACGCCTTCACAGGCGGCAAAGTGCGAAGTCTATATTGATAAAATACAGATTTTTAAGGGGGTAATTCGTATCCTTGAAATTGTTATGAATAAAGGTATTATTGAATACCAATGTGCGGTGTTTGGTGAATTAGGTGGTTTTATTACTGAATTAGGTAATAAGCGTTTAGAAGATTTGGATTTTAGCGAATACAACCATACTTGGAACGTAACGACAATTGAAAACAGTTGGAATACAATAAACGGGTCAGGTTATTATTATCCATTGATTGATTATGGCGACGTGTCAACCAATAAGGACGATTTTAGTGTTTATACTTTTAGACCTGCATTATACGCAAAGGAATATATTGAAAAAATATTTGAAGGAACTTCATATTCTTTGAATTGTGACTTTTTTAATACTGACTTTTTTAAAAAACTAATTATACCAAATAACAGTCAGGGAATACAGGGTACAAATGACAGATTTATATTAGGCACGATTAGTTCAACAAAAAACGTTTTAAACAGTAATACACCAACCGCACGAAATGCAAATTTGTCTTTTGATTCTACGACTTTACTTAATTTTACAGAAAATGCAGGAAAAAGCATTTTTACTTATACTGACGGTACAAAGACAGTTCGCGCATTGGCTACAATAACAGGCGTTTACCAAACTGACGCCGCTTCTTCAATTACTGCGACTTTGTATGTTGCGGGTGTTGTGGTGCAAACTTTGGTTGTAAATACTTTTTCAGCAAACAACCCGTTTACTTTTAATATTGATTGGACAGGTGAAATTGCAAACACGAATCAGGTTCGTATTGAATTAAGCGTTCCCGTTACTGCAAATACTTACATTGTAAACGTATCAAACGCAAATTTTACATTTACTCAATTGGCTGCGCAATTAGCAACGGTTGCTTACAATGGTACTGTTTCAATGAATTCAAACTTACCAAAGGGTATTTTCCAAAAGGATTTTTTCCTTTCAATATGCAAAATGTTCAATTTGTACGTTTATCAGGATAATATTAACGACAAACAGATTAACATTGCGCCTTATATTGACTTTTATTCTGACGCAGTAACTAATTCAATTGATTGGTCACAAAAGATTGACACAGGTTCAACAATGTCAATTAAACCAATGTCACAGTTGAATGCGCGTTATTATGCGTATAAATACACGCCGGATACGGATTATTACAATGACAACTATTTAAAAAAGTACGGTCAAACGTATGGCGATTATTTATATGATTCTCAATTTGATTTTGTAAAAGATACGGCTTCAACACAGATTATTTTTGCGCCTTCAGTATTGTATCAACCAAATAATCACGGACACGCTGACAAATATTATACAACAATTTTTAAATTATCAAATAATAATACACAGGAAGACCCAATGGATTCTGTTATTCGTATTTTAATGGCTAAAAAATTGAGTATTGCGCACACGTGGCATATTAAAAGCGGTGAAACAGGTGGCGGTTCTAATTTAGCAAATTTAAACGTTTACGGTTACGCGGGACATTTAGACGACCCAACAAACCCAACTGTTGACATAAATTTTGGCGCACCAAAGGAATTGCAATTTCCTGCGTCAACTTATCCAACAAACAACCTGTTCAATACGTACAATTTACCGTACATTTTGGAAATTACAGATATGGAATCAAAGTTATTGAGTTGTCGCGTTTATTTAACTGCGGTTGACATTTACAATTTGGATTTTAGCAAATATATTTGGATTAATGGCGTATTATTTAGATTAAATAAAATTGAATCTTACGACCCAACGGATTATAATACAACACAGGTTAATTTATTAAAAGTAATAAACACTAATTAATGGCAGAAGAAACTATTGGTATAAAGGTCACCACAGACACCGCACAGGCAACACAGGACGTCCAAAAATTAGATAATGCATTTGAAGCTACTGACCAAACGGTTAAAGGTTTAAGAACGCAATTAAGGGAAGCAACTGCAAATGTTGCTTTAATGGCTGACAAGTTCGGTGCAACTTCAAAGGAAGCTATTAATGCGGCTAAACGTGCGGCTGACTTAAAAGACAGAATTGGCGACGCGAAGGCGTTGACAGATGCGTTTAATCCTGACGCCAAATTTAAGGCGGTTGCTTCTTCATTGGCAGGTGTTGCCGGTGGATTTAGTGCGCTTCAGGGTGCAATGGCATTGTTTGGCAATGAGAATAAAGACGTTGAACAGGCTTTATTGAAGGTGAATGCTGCAATGGCATTATCGCAAGGTTTACAGGCGGTTGGTGAAAGCGTGGATTCATTCAGACAATTAGGTGCGGTTATTAAAAGTACAACAGTATTTCAAGAATTAAATAACGCAGCAACTAAAACGGCGGCGGTTGTGCAACGTGCTTTTGGCGTATCGGTTGAAACGACTTCAAAAGGATTTAACGTTTTAAAAGGTGCTATTGTGGCAACCGGTATTGGTGCTTTGGTTGTTGCTTTAGGATTAGTTATAAATAATTTTGATGCGATTTCAAATTGGATTAAAAACAGTCCTTTGGGAAGTTTGGCAAAGGGTATTGGTAATTTAGTAACCCAATTTACAGACTTTATTGGGGTTACAAGTGAAGCTGAACGTAATTTAAACAAATTATCAGTTGCAAATGCAAAGGCAAATCAAGATATTGAAAACCGTATTAAAGTATTAAAGGCGCAAGGCGGTTCAGAAAAGGAAATTTACGATTTAAGCCAACAACGTGTAAACAACGAATTAAATGTTTTACGTGAAAGTTTAAAAACTAAAGGCAAATTAACAGAAGAAGAATATAAACAATTCAGTGATTTAAAAACTGAACAATTAGTTTTAACGGCTGAATTTAATAAAAAGACGGCTGACGCTGCGGCAAAAGCGGCTGAAGATGCTAAAAAGAAACGTGACGAGGCGATTCAAGAAGAAAAAAAGAAACGTGACGAAGCAAATAAACAAGCCATTGAAGATAAAAAGACGGCTGACAAAATGCTTTTGGATTTACAAAATGAAAAGGCATTGGCTGAAATTACTTCAGAAGAAGAAAAGGCAAAGAAACAGGCTGAAATAAATATGAAAGCGCGTGTTGCTGAAATTGACGCTTTAAATATTGACACAAAAACAAAGAACGAATTAAAAAAGGCAACTGAAGAAGCTTATCAATTAGAAGTAAAAACGATTGACGATAAAATAAAAGCTGACCGCGCTGAAAAGGATAAAAAGTTTGAAGAAGAATTACAATCAACATTATCAGAAACGCGTATTGCTAAATTAAAGGAAGGCAAAGAAAAGGAAATTACTGCATTGGAAGAAGCTTTAGTTGCTGAAACTAAAAAGGTACTTGATAACGCGGATTACACAGAAGAACAGAAGGGTTTAATGGTTGCGGCTTTACGTGAAAAATATGGCGCTGAAGTTGCTGAAATTGACGCTAAATATCTAAAAGAAGCTGACGACAAAGAACAGGAACGTTTAGATTCTATTATTAATAATGAAAACCTTTCATACGCAGCAAGGAAGCAAGGTGTTGATGATGCTTTGGCATTAAATAAAAAGCTTTATAAAGAAGGTAAAATTGATGCGGACGCATATAATAAAACAGAAAAAGAATTAAGCGACGCAAGGGTTGAAATTAGTAAAAAAGAAGCGGCTGCACGTGCGGAAAATGCACAAAAGATTAGTGCGACATTAAAGAATGCTGCAAAGGCGATTGGTGAACATACAGTTGCCGGTAAAGCGGCTGCAATTGCTGCAACAACTATTGATACTTATATGTCAGCAACGGCGGCATTTAAGTCTTTGGCGGGAATTCCTGTTGTCGGTCCGGTTTTGGGTGCGGTTGCTGCGGCGGCTGCAATTGTTGCGGGTTTAAAAAACGTAAAATCCATTTTAGCGGTAAAAGCGCCTGAAATTCCGGGCGGTTCTTCTGAACCCGGATTTGTTAACATTCCTTCACCGGGCGCACCTGCAACGGGCGGTGGTGCAATGCCGTCTTTGGGTGGTGGCGGTGCAATGCCGTCTTTAGGCGGCGGCGGGACGCCTTCTTTAGGTGGTGGCGGTGGTGGAATTGGTGACGGTGGTGGCGGTCAAACTATTCGTGCTTACGTTGTTGAACGCGATATTTCAGACGCACAAAGCCGTGACGCGGAAATACAAAACAGGGCAAGATTTGAATAAACGATAAATATTAAAAATTAAACTATTTAGTGTTATGAATACAGATTTACCAATTTTTATGTTGGATATTACAGAAGACATAAACGACGACGCACAGGTTGACTTTATTGCATTGGTTGACCGTCCCGCAATCCAAAAGAATTGGAACGCATTTAATAAAAGCCAAAAATTTGAAATTGCAAATGAAGACCGTCGTATTATTAGTGGTGCTATTATGTTGGCTGACAGTCCTATTTTTCGCAG